TAGGTTATTGTAAATTTTTAAAATTCAAGTGTGCTGCTAAAAGAACTTGTGATGCTTGGGTAGAGGGTGGTCCAATAAAAGACTAGTCAACCTTCAATCTTTGTCTATGTTCCTCGGTCCAATGTTGAAAATATTTAGTATTCTGTAAAAATGCTTCTGCCTTTTCAACTTCTTTTCTATCCGTAATTATAATAATAGGATATTCATTTGTTCTTGTTTTGAAGTTGTCGAAAGCTAAGTCTTCATTTGCTAAACAATAAACTGCCCATTTATTTGGGCATTTTTCATTTATTATATCTTCAAAATTTTCTTTTTCTTTTACTGTTAGCTTATTATGTGTATCAATCAGTAAAAGAGTTGTCTTTTCTTCAAAATTATTATTATTTATGTGATAAATTACATTGTCAATATTTGATATATCTGTTACAATATAATTTATTTTATTTTTTATTCTTTCTTTTCTCGCAAACGGACAAACTGGTAAATCACCAAATATTGGAGTTTTTATTTCTACGAATGTGATAATCCAATTTTTGATATTACTTATTATATCGTCCATTATATTAAATAGGTTCAAATATGAAAGACCCAAATTATGTTATAAAAATAGAAAAAGCAATATCTGACAAATATGGTCTTGAGACTATTCTCAATCCAAAATCGTTATGGAACGAAGAAAAGGAAAAAGAATATCTTGAACAAACAAAAGAAGCGCAATTAAAACAACAATTCAACGAGGATAAAGAACATAAAGTTGAAATAAATGGTGTTTTTATTTCTAAAAAACTACTTAGTAAAGAATCAATTCGTAGTTGTTGTGTTTGTAGCAAATATTCGTTCTCTCCTAAAGATGATGTGTATCTAAACAAATATGAATGCTGCGAAGTATGTTATGTAAAATACGTCGAAGATAGAGAGCAAAGATGGAAATCTGGTTGGAGGCCAAATAATGGAAATAACAAAAGCTAAATTAAAACAGATCATAAAAGAAGAAATGCAAATGATGCAAATGCAAGATGAAATCCCACAAGGATACGATGATTCTGTTATGGGCCAAGACCAAGAGCTTGACTATGAAGGATATATGACAAAAAACCAATTATATAAAATTGGTCAATATGCTTTGGAATTGCATGATATGATCGAAGATGGTGAAAATTTACCAGAATGGATGCAATCTAAAGTTGCAGAAATGGCTAGATCTATTGGTGACGTAAAACATGCTCTAGAATATGACAAAGAAAGAGGTACTGTATAATGGCTACTACCTATGAAATAATTCAAGGTTTGCATCAAGCAGCAGCAAATGCTTATGATGGTTCACAATATGAAAGATATGCGCTTGATGGAGAGCCACGTAAAATAGGTCTTCGTAGAGAACAAGGCGATCCAATCATAGACTCCAGAGTAATGGATGGGTTCAAGATAAAAATTCTAGGAAACATGCTTTACGTACATTATCAAACAGATGTATTGATGGAAAACTTTGTAGCTCCTAAATTTACAAATGAAGTCGAAAGCATCATGGCAGATATAGAATCTTTCTTGAAAAAAGAATATAAAGCTATTACAAAGTCTGCAATTTCTTTCAAAAAAGAAGGCGACCTCATGATAAACATCGAACCAGTTTCCAGAAAAAGAAACACAGTTCTCGCTTGTCAAAAATATGTTATTGAAGCACTAAAAGATGTAGTGCCAGTAGGCGAACGCTCAGAAGATCTAACCCGCGATGTAACTAAGAAGTTCTTAGCTATGGGTAGACAAGATGCCAAGAAATCAAGTAACGATACAAGAAAGGCAGAGCCAAAGTCTAAAAAATAGTATGTTATGGCATATAAACTCACCAAAGAACAAATACAAAAAGAAATTCTAAAATGCGGTAAAGATCCGATATACTTTATCAATACTTATGCTAGAATTTCACACCCTCAAAAGGGTCCAATACCTTTTAGAACTTATCAATTCCAAGATGAAGCTCTAAAAGATTTTATTGATTTCAGATTCAACATAGTTCTAAAAGCCCGTCAGCTTGGTTTATCTACAGTTGTTGCCGCTTATATCTCTTGGCTAATGTTGTTTCATAGAGATAAGAACGTATTAATATTGGCTACCAAACTTGTATCTGCTTCAAACTTAGTAAGAAAAGTAAAATATATTTTCAAGAGTTTGCCTTCTTGGCTTGTAATAGCAGATATTGTTATCGACAACAGAAACTCATTCGAACTATCAAACGGTTCACAAATAAAAGCCTCTGCAACAACTGGTGATGCTGGTCGTTCTGAGGCTTTATCTTTATTGGTTCTTGACGAAGCTGGGTTTATTGAAGGTATGCAAGAATTATGGACAGGCGTATACCCAACCCTTGCTACTGGTGGTCGTTGTATTGCTATTTCAACCCCTAATGGTGTAGGTAACTGGTTCCATCAAACTTATGTAGATGGTGAAGCAGAAGCAAATGAATTCCATACTACAAAACTTCATTGGTCAGTACACCCAGACAGAGATCAAGAATGGTTTGAAAAAGAAACGAGAAACCTTTCAAGAAGAGAAATTGCACAAGAATATGAATGTTCTTTCAATGCATCTGGTGAAACTGTAATAGCACCAGACGATATTGACTATTATTATCAAAATACAAAAGAACCAAAATATAGATCTGGTGTTGATAGAAACTATTGGATTTGGAAAGAATATGATCCAAACAATACATATGCACTAATTGCAGACGTTGCCCGTGGTGATGGAGCAGACTATTCCGTATTTCATATGATAAATGTTGATTCAATGGAAATAGTTGCAGAATACCAAGGAAAGATGCCTACAGATGAATATGCTAGGTTTCTAAACCAAGCTGGTAGAGAATATGGAAACTGCATGATCATTATCGAGAACAACAACATTGGTTATGCAGCTTTACAAGAACTTATATCTTTAGGTTACCCAAACGTATTCCACTCAGTAAAAGGTAACAACGAGTATATAGACCAAGCTTTAGCAGAAACAATGTCAAACTCTGTTCCAGGCTTTACAACTTCATATAAATCTCGTCCACTAATAATAGCAAAACTTGAAGAATTTATTCGCAATAGAGTCTTGAAAATAAACTCAAAAAGAGTTATAAATGAATTGAACACTTTCGTTTGGCATAATGGGAAACCACAATCCATGAAAGGATATAATGACGATTTAGTTATGTCATTAGCTATTGCTTGTTGGATAAAGGATACTGTATTTCAAACTAGTTATAAAGATGCAGAATTTAAAAAAGTTTTGCTAAATAGTATGGTTAGAGCAAATACTGTACTAGATACAACAATACGTGGCTTATCTGGTCCAAATAAAATGAATCAGCTAAAGCAAGAAGCAATAAATACTTACAACGAATTTGGCTGGATATACAAAGGTTAAATAAATGGCACAAAACAATAACAATAATAAACCAAACATTAAAAACGCAGAATCACCTTTATTCAAGGGTTTAACTCGTTTGTTTTCTGGTCCTATCGTAAACTACAATCACATTTACCAAAGCAGATATAAAAGACTTCAACTTGATAAATTTAAGTTTACTTCTGCACAAGGCTTATCTTTTAAAAAATCTTCTTATGACAATTACGATTCAATATCTTCAAAGATTCTATCAACTCAAAATCGTATCCAAAGATATACAGACTTTGAGCAAATGGAGTACATGCCAGAAATAGCATCAACTTTGGATATTTATGCAGATGAAATGACAACCTCATCTGACTTGACTCCAATGCTAAAAATAAATTGTCCAAACGAAGAAATAAAATATATATTGCAAAACTTATATTTTAAAGTATTAAATTTAGAATCAAATCTATACGGTTGGTGCAGAAATATGTGCAAGTTTGGAGACTATTTCCTTTATCTTGATATTGATGAGCAAATGGGCGTAAAAAACGTAGTAGGTCTTCCAACAAGCGAAGTAGAAAGAATGGAAGGCTTAGACAAAACAAATCCAAGCTATGTACAATTCCAATGGAACTCTGGTGGACTAGCATTTGAAAATTGGCAAATAGCCCATTTCAGAATTCTTGGAAACGATAAATATACCCCATACGGAACCTCAGTATTAGATCCAGCTAGAAGAATATTTAGACAACTTACTCTTTTGGAAGACGCAATGATGGCATATCGCGTTGTTCGTTCCCCAGAAAGAAAAGTATTTTATATTGACGTTGGTGGCATTCCTCCAAACGAAGTAGAACAATACATGCAAAAGGTTGTAACTACTATGAAAAGAAATCAAGTAGTCGATCCTCAAACTGGTCGTGTTGATTTACGTTACAACCCAATGTCTGTAGATGAAGACTATTTCATTCCTGTTCGTGGTGGAGCGGGAAGTACAAAAATAGAATCTCTACCAGGCGGTCAATTTACTTCCGCTATTGAAGATGTAAAATATCTCAGAGACAAACTATTTTCTGCTCTTAAAATACCAATGTCTTATCTTTCAAGAGGCGAAGGTGCATCAGAAGATAAAGCAACTCTAGCTCAAAAAGATATTCGTTTTGCTAGAACGATTCAAAGACTTCAAAGAGTAGTTATTGGTGAGCTAGAAAAAATAGGTATTATTCACTTATATACCCTTGGCTTTAGAGGAAACGATCTTGTTTCTTTCAAACTAGCACTTAGCAATCCATCAAAGATTGCAGCACTTCAAGAACTTGAACATTGGAAAGTTAAATTTGATATTGCCTCTGCTGCTACTGAAGGTTTCTTTAGTAAGCGTTGGATTGCACATACTGTGTTTGGATTATCTGATGAAGAGTTTGTCAGAATTCAACGTGAACAATATTATGATCGTAAACTTGCTAAAACTCTTGAAGCTATTGGTACTGCCGAAGAACCTACAGGTGGTGGAGGCGGTGGTGGTTTAGACCTTGGTGGACTTGGTGGCGGTGGCGAAGAAGCCCCAGCACCAGAAGCAGGAGGAGCACCAGAGGCACCAGAAGCAGGCGGTGGAGCAGAAGCAGCAGGCGGCGAAGAAGGTGGTGGAGAAGAAGGCGTATTATTA